CCAAGAGATTAACCAGACTTGCAGCATTTGAGTCTGTTTTCGCTTTAATTAGAAGTGTATCTGCGACGAAAGTGGCGGCCTTATTTTCCGCTTCCGCAATTAGAAAAGCCTGTTCTGAACTCAGTGTCTTGATATCACATTTATAGTTCATAGTCTGTGCTAATGCGTCGATAAAGTGGGAACGTATCTCCTCCTCCTGTTTTGCAACCAATGCGTCATTCATATCTTTCAGTCGTTTCGCCTCCAACTGTAAGTCCTTGACGGGATCTGCCTGCTCTTTCGCTCTGTTGTCCATAACGGCTTCCTCGACAAGTTTGATTTCACGATTGACGTTTTTATTGACCTTAGCCTTCCCGGGTTGCTTGACAACTGGACCTTCAGCCTTTTTATAGGCCTTGGGCTTATCGCCAACGGGTTTAGGCTTCCAACCATCGCGTACCTTAGGTGGTCCTGGATTCGGTTCAATTCCAGCCTTCAGCAATTCAATCTCTGATTGGTCTGAGTCCTTTGGAACCACGTAACTACCAACAAATTGTCCTCGATGGTGCATCGAAAAACGTTGGAAGTTAAAACGTGTTGTAGACTCAGGGGTCTTGTGCCAGTAACAAAATGTTGGAGCCTGACTTCCCACTCCATATGTCGCCCTGGTGCCACAGTGGCAGATATGACGGCTGTGCGTAAGAGCATACACACGCACGTGATGTGCCTTTCGATGAGTTGCACACACAGTGACATCATCACCCCCTGTAGAGTAATGAGCCTTTGCATTGCAATGGCCAATCTTGCACTTAGGTAAATGCGCGTCACTCTTGAGCATTTGAATCCTCACGCGTTTAATAGCGCTTTTGGTGCTCAAAGTAGTGTTAACGTTGGTTCCTTGTGCAATATGACTGCTGGTTAATGACACAGGCACTCCAACAACCGGAAGGTCTCTCACCCCTGACGTCAATAATGCCGCACGACGGCGATTAAAAGACGGCAGTTCCCGTAATTGCTGAGATGTCAAACCGACAGGACCGGGAGTCGGATACTCCTCTTGTCTTTGGTGGTTTACAATGTTGGTGTACATGATTGCATGAATCATCGAAGCCCTGCCAGGTCGGTGGCTGAGCACTAGAGCCCCCACGGCACTCCGCCGTGGGTAACCCAGGTGATCCATTACAGACGCCTGGTGATCCAAGATCGGCCCAAAACCACTCCTTC